TGGTAGTCTGTGTTAGCTGGGTCTAGTGGAATCTGTGCTTTATCATCTAACCTTATAACGGATTCTTGCTCATTTGTAATAGTGTTTAGTGGTGTAAGTTTATACATAGTTTATAGCTCCGATGCTGCTGTGAAGTGAAAGTAATAGCCATTTGCACTAGAAGGAATATTAATATATGCTGCCCCATGTTCACCTATATGTGAGAATGTTGTTGCCACACTTGCTGCATCAGAAACCCTATATGAGTTTCCTACAGCCCCTGTCACTCCATTATAAATAGCCATTGTAGGAGCTGCTCTTTTAGTTACTTTAAATGTTACTCCAGGTGCTTGAGTTGGAGCAAGAGAAGAACTAACAGTAGCTGCTGCTCCAGCAATTTGACCTGTTCCTGGAACAGTGCTTTGGTTATAACTCTTTTCATAATACCTCTGACACAATTGTAACTGTGTTGTATATTGTAGGTTCTCAAAGTCTGTAGCTGTAGTGCCTACTTCTAGTTGTACGCCTGTTACTAGCCATGTAGCTCCTGATGTGCCTACTACAGATGTTGCACCAGTAGCACTACCAAGCCCTGCTGTAGTTGTCCATGCACCTGCTGTATCAGAATAAGTAGTTCCCATACCTAAACTAAACCATACATCTATACCTGTTCCGTTGGTAGTTAACCAAGTTCCACTGGTTGGTCCAGTTATAGTAACTGATTTCTTTTCCCATGTATCCGCAGAAGATATGGTATAAGTATATGGATAGTTGTAATTAAATGCACTGTTTCTTAATGCTCCACCAAATGTTCCAGTTAGAGAAGACTTAACCCAAAAAGACAAAGTAATAGTTTGAGCATCTGCTGTTCCCCAATTTAAATCAGCTATATTATTACCTTCTATTTTTTGGGTAACAAAGAAATAATCAGTAGCTAGTATAGAGTAAGCAGTTGATGATGTATATTTTAAAGCCGAAGTAAATTTTGTAGGAACATCAGCGGTTTGTACTGTTGCAGAACCTTTAGATGCTTGAGAAGAACCTATACTAAATCTATCTACTAAAAATCCATTTTCTAATGCACCACTTCCTCTTTGGTCAATAGCCATATTACCATTGATGATTCTGTTCTTTGTGCCTGCGTAAGTGGGTATACCACTGACACCAGAACTACTTACAGTCATCTTAGTAGTACCGCCAGACTGGAACTGTATCTCACCCGATGTATCAGAAGTTAGCTTTAGTCCGTCACTTGTATCTGCATTAATTATTGTAGCCATTATACGATCACCCAATTAGCTCCGCTTGGCACTGTTACTGTAATACCATCGGCAACAGTAATTGGGCTTGCAGAGATCCCATTATAATTAGCAGGGAACGTAAGGTTAGTTCCTACTGTGTTTGCATTTAAAAGAACACCGTTAGATGCACCCAGTTGTGGGGCTATACCAGTGTTAGTTGAATCTTGAATAACGGCTTTCTCAGCAGGATATGTACAGAACACATCACTTGTTCCAGCCAAAGTAATTGCTGAACCACCATTGCTAGATTCTAATATTGTGTTGCGAGATAAAGTTGTACCTGATGCGGTGTAAGTTCCTAGACCTACCTCCCAATCATTTCCACTAACTACTGCGTAGTAGGTTGTATTACCATCGCCAATAGCATTGAATGACTGGAAGCCATCTGCTACTGTGCCTAAAGTAATAGTACCCGTACCAGTAGTTGTGGTAGATACCTTTATCCTATCCTTTACGATAAGAGCCATGTGTTATTCCTTATGCTAATGTTACTGATAAATTGCCTATAGCAATCTTAAAGATGTCGCCTGTGTCAATAGTCTTAGCTGCATCCAGAGCTGTGTGATACATTAAGTTACCACCAGTAGCAGCATCATTAATACCAATCCAACCAACTGTTCCCCATACCGCAGTAGCAGCAGGAAATTCTACAACTGCATCGTTAAGAACATTGCCTGTTGTGCCTACAGCTGTAGCAAAAGATACCGCAGTTCTAGCATATGAGCCGCCAATCACTTCTGCACCTGAACCGTCATCGTTAGGGTTGGTTGTCCATAGTGATACATAGACAGTAGTTGGAGCAGTGTACGTTGTACCGTTCAATGTTCCGTTAAGTAAAGCATTTTCTAAATAATTTGACATTTCAGCCATGATTTGTTCCTCGTGTAGTTAAGTTAAATATTATTACTGATAAGAGTTAGTTATAGACATAGGTTGAGCTGGAAATTCTGAATCATCATCGCTCTTCCTAGTAGAAGTTAACGCTCTGTCATACATGGCTGCCCATGTCTGTAGTCGTTCATCATTCATAAGATAAGGTTCTGCCTCACCAAGTGATGCGTATAGCAACAAATCTGGTGTGTTAGCTAACCATATATTAGAAGGATTAGTGCTGCTTAAATAATCTGGCTTATAGTAGTAAACCATTTGCAGTGTATAGTTTGAGTCAGGTTGTGGAGCAAATTGAAACTCTGAGCCTAACAAAGTATAAAAATTAGGTTGACCTACAGATGATGTAGCTGAGTTTCTAAAGAAATTGCTAGTAGTTAAAAACTTTAATGTCTTTACTGGGTTACCTTGTATATGCAAATCTTTCATAGCCATAAAATCTTGTGGTATTTCTACGGTAGAGTCTGTCATAGTCGTAGTAGATACTTTAATCATCTGCCTAATGCGTAGGTCTTTACGCAATCTATCCTCTGCTAATCTAATAAACTCAGGTATCTGGTCTGTTAGATCAGTACGTGCTAAGTAATCAGCTATCGTAGACTGTAGTGTTGTGTAGTCGGTAAAGAATGCCATTATACTGTGCCTTGTTTAGTTCTAAAGAACCTGTTGTCAGGATTGTTCAACCATGCTTTAAATCGTTTAGGATCTACTACGTGGAAACCACGCATAATCTTCTGTTTGTTTAGCTCGTCTATCACCGTAAAAGGTATAGAAGCTATCTTGTTAGAGAACACGTCACCGTCACCCCATGTCGTGGATGATGCGTTGTACTCTCTTTTATTCTGTTCAATGATCTCAGTTATGTCTTGCTCTGTAGCAATAACGATACCGTCATCTGTGTTGTGTGCTACCGATTGCCTTTTTTTTGTTTTATCTGTGCCTAATATTTTTGCCATAATGTCCTCGTAAGGAGATGCCCTCCGAAGAGGGCTATCCTTTACTTACTTTAGATAGATAAGTCTGAAACGATTGCGTGTGCTGCTTCGTTCTTCACTTCTAATGTGTATTCAACTAAAAGCTGAGTCTTCTCAGAGTCACCTGTTTTAGCTAGTTCATTAGTTTGGAAAGGACGTAAGAAAGCAGTAGCAGCGTACTCAGGATCAAGTACAAATGCTTGTTCGCCTTCGCCTGTTGTAGCTTCATCATCAGCAGTAGTAAATCTGTTAGGAACAACAGATAGTGTACCGAAGTCTGATAGATATACGTCAGCTGCACCAACGATAGTAGTTTGCTTGTTAGCTGGAGCTGCATAGCGTTGCTCTGCAATACCTGCAAAAGTAGAAACTACTTGTTTTTGTGTTGGAGAAACCATTAACACGGTTGGGTTACCACCGTTTGTGTATGCTGATTTAACAGCAGACTTTAACATATCTTCTGTAAATGCACCGTCTGTACCAGATACACGAGCTGTAGTACCTAGTGAACCAGCAGTACCTGTACCAACATAGTTAGTGTTTAGCCATGCTTGTAGTGAACCAAGTGTACGTGCTGTAGATGAATCACCAGCTGAAGCAGCTTGGTTAGCCAACATGATTTTTTCCATATCACGTTTTAGTTCTGAAGATGCTTTAGCAAGTTGATAAGCTTTTTCTGACTTACGACCAGCCTTGTCAATTGTTTCTTCAGTACCAGCGATCTGGATAGTTTTTTGTGAGATCTGCGTTCTGTTACCAACTCTTGTTGTAGGAGCTAGTGTAGCAGATGTAGCATCAGCACCCTCAACCGCAGCGTTAGCGATTGTAGCATCTGAAAGACTATCTGTTTGCCATTCATGAAGAACGCCAGTAGCTTTAGTTTTGCCAATAGATGACATGAAAGGTGTTTCTGTAGGGGAGATATCATAGATCATATCTGTTAGATCTTCCCTGTTACCAATAGATTGGTAGGTTTGATAAGTTGCCATTGTTTAAATTTCCTTAAATAAAGTTTTCAAATAACTTAGCAGCATCACGCACTTTGCCTGAGCCTTTAAGTTGTGCTTTTTGTCGCTTTTGTACATCATTGTTGCCTTGCTTAACTTTTGTCCCAGACTTAATCATCTTAGGAGCGTTAGCTACTTTCTTCTGAACACCGGGTTTAGATTTCTGTAGCTTGTCGTACATGGCTGCTTTATGCAGTACAAGGACGTGACGTGAGTCATAGACCTGAGATAACTCTTGGTCTGTAAAACCCACTGTTTTGCCATAGTTACGAATCTCACTGCGGAGTTGTTCGCCTTTAGCTTTGTCTGAAAACTCTGGTAGGACTTCTGCAAGCTTTGCTGATTCCTGAGCTATTTGTCTTTGCATGGCTTGAGCTCTATCCGCTTGTTGCTGTTGTGCAATGCGTTGTTGCTCCGCTCTTACTGCTTGCAATTGCTCTTTCTTCTCGGTCATCTCTGCGACCTTAACTGCGTACCCTATCGGATCGTTTTCTTTCATACTTGCAATATCTTCTGGAGAATCGTTCATTGTTAGCAACTGTTCTACCGCTTGCAAGCGTTGAGCATATGTATCTCTAACTTGTTGAGCCTCAATAATAGCTTTAGCCTCAGCTTCTACAGCCTTTCGGTTCTCTGCTAACTCTTGAGTCTTTTTAGTGTAGTCTGCGCCGAGTTGATAGCCAGATACTAATTCATCAAAGGTAACCTCTTTCTCTTCACCTGATGCTTTTACGGTGAATTTCTGGGGTGCTTCTTCTTCAGTCTCTTCTTCATCTTCGTCAGAATCTTCAGCTTCATAAGTATCCTCTTCCGATTCTACTTCTTCTTCTGATGCTTCTAAAGTTTCTTCTACAACTTCCTCTGATACGCCTTCTGAATTATCCTTTACAGGGTTCTCTTGGCTATCTAAGAAGCTTTCAAATCCACTTACAGATTCACTTACTGTTAGATTGCCACTTCCCTGTTCGGGAGTCATGGTTTCATCACTCATTTTGTATTACCTTTTATTCCTCTACGGGAGGTTACCGATTAGTAGGCAAGTGCCTATAATATCTTCCATGCCTTATCTTTTATCTCGCCTGTTTGTGCGATAGATTCAAGATTAGACATAATTTCGTTAATGGATCTTATGCGTTGGTATGCGTATTCTCTTAGTTCAGCTTCGTCATCACCAGAGTATTGGATCATTTGTAACTGTGTGTCTTTCATTTCTTTCATGACTTCCTGGAACTCAGTGCTTCCCAGTATGTTTTTCATTGCTTCCGATAAAGTCATTACATACCTCTTTGAGTTACGTCATTGATCTTTTCTAATGCGTTCATAAGAACCTTAGTTCGGTTTACTTCGTTAGCATCGTTATGCTTTTCAGCATCCATCATCAACTCTAGCTCTTTTAGTGCTAGCTCTTTAGTCTGTTGGATCTCTTTCATTTGCAACTCTAGTGCATCTTTCTGTGCCTTGAGTTCCATTTGCTCACGATCTAACTGTAGTTTAGCTTGGTCAGATTGCATCTTCATTTGAGCCTTCTGTATCTCTGCTTGTGCTAATGCTTCAGCAGCTTGTACTTGAGGATCAGACTGTCCTTGTGATGCTTGCTGTGCCATTTGTTGAGCTTGTTCTTCACTAATATCCATAAGGAACTGTGAGTCATCTTTAAAGCCAGCCATGTTTACAAACTTAGCTAACGTGTCTCTGTATTGCTTGAGGTTAACTAAGGGGTTACCTAAGCCATATCCTTGGATGATCTGCTCTTGTTTCTCTAAGATCATTTGCATAGTAGCTAACTGTTCTTGCTTGCTACCAGTACCAAGACCTACGTTGACTGAGATGTTGTATTCAGTTTTCCATTCTCTTGGATCAAACGGAACGTATTTGTTATTAACTCTGATGATTCTTTCTTTTTGTTGATACTTACATACCAAATGTAATATACCTTTGAATAACGATGAAACACCTGTGTCTGCAAAGATACGTGCTATCAGTTCTAACTTACCTCCAGCTTGGCTCGTCATTGCTGCTACAGCGGTCGCTGTGACGTTTTGTAGAATATCTGGGTTAAGACCCTGTTGAGCATCAGAAACGCCTGTACGCTTCG